TCATTTCCATGATAGTGTCATCCTCTTGATTTGAAGGTCTGGGCAGGCATTGCCCAGTGTGTGTCTGAGATGCTGGGCATCCAGATTGGCATCCCATTCTGTATCATAGTACATTGTGGGTTGTCCGTCAACAAGTAACATCCATGCAGTCATTGTTCACCCCTACGTTCAATGTGCTTGCACAGCCTATAGAACTTGTTGACAACATCCAGAATCTGGTCCGTGGCGTCTTGATCCGGGTCATGCTCCAAGTTCTCTAGCACAATCCGCATGGTCATGAAATTGTATCCGTCAGCCATGATCCGGCTGATTTCAGCCAGCTTTTCTGTGGTAGTCATACACCCTCCGCCAACTCTTGCAGTTCCCAGTTGACAGGATCTTCATTCCAGATCAACTCAGCTGCAACCATGTCCAGCTCAAAGGATTCAATGTCTTCAACAGTCATGTCTGCTGGGTAGTACATCTTAGTTCTCCTGTTTGCCTTGCGATGTAATGATTTTAAGCGAAAACACCAAGCAACAGCAACAACAAAATAATGCCCCTTCGACCAAGTGGGGTATTGACCAGGCCTTGACAGCCCCCGAAATTGTGTGGTATAATTTCGGCGCAAATCCCTCTCCAAATTGGAGAGGGTTGGGCTCAGTCTGTCATTATCCGGTACAGTTGCACCGTGTCCACATCGTGCTCTGTGCCTGCAATTCGGCACGCATCGTGCAGTGCCATGCCACAGGTTTTCGTCAGGTAGGTCACCATGGAGATGGCATCCCACAGTCTCACAATTGCTCCGCTAGTCATGCTTGTCCCCTTGCGCGGATGGCGGCGGCACATTCCGGCCAATCAAAAGCATTTGATTCCTCACACACCTTTGCACACGCCTCGCGCTCGGCAGCGGCGGCTGCAAGAGCAGCTTTTTTGATGGCTTCGTCCTCGTAGTATTTGCTTCCGTGTTCACGCCGCCACGGGTCATCTCGGTCGGCCCAATCCATGTATGTACGGTAAGCCTCTTGCGCCGTCTTGATCACATCATCCTTTGTCATGGCCTTCCTTTCAGTCTACTTGAACGTCAACGATTGTATCACCATTGAAGATGAAGTACATACATACCCTGCCGTAACTCACCATGATGCAGCCGTTGGCAGGCTGCATCACAAAGTGGGTCACGCCACGCTTGGCCATGTAGGCCTCGATTGCTTGGATCTGGTTGTTGTTCATGCTTCCTCCAAAATCTCTTGAGCAACCTCAACACATACCGAGTTCAGCATGTCATGGAGGTCAACCATGATATTGTAGTTGTCACGGCTACGGTCCAGCTGGTAGTTCACCAGTGCGTTAGCGTAACGTTGGGCCAGGTTTTCCATGTGCTCTCGTGTGTTCATTTCCATCTCCTTGTCTACAGTGAACACAGTATATCAAACCAGCTAGAACGATCAAGACATTTCTTCATTTCCCCACAAATTAGTAGGGTATTGACAGAATTGTAGCTTCCATGAGAGAATAGGACAGGGGCGGTTATTAAACTAGTGAGTTACCTACCCCCGCTGCGCCCACCCGCACGCGGTATTTTTGGAAAATTTTACAAAAAGCTAGTCAGTCAACACCCCACCCATAAAAAATTTACTGTTGTCAACCATCACCCTATGTGCTATAATATATTTTTTGGAGGAAATTATGGAGTTGCACAAACTTTTTACATATGACGACGGGTTGTTGATAAGCAACAAAACAGGAAAAATTTACTGCAATTTAGACCGTGATGGGTACGTAAGAGTACGCGTTGACGGCAGGGAATATAGAGCACACCGATTAATTTGGGAAATGTTTAATGGGCCGATTCCTAATGAACTGCTGGTAGACCACATAGATGGAGATGTTTTTAATAATAGAATAGAGAACTTGAGACTGGCTACGAGAGGTCAGAATAATGCAAACAGTAGAGCCAAATCAATAAATTCTACAAACTGTAAAGGTGTTACTAAAATCGGCTCCAAATACAGAGCCAGATTGACTCACAACGGCCAAACGGTAAGTCTAGGAACTTTCAATACCTTGGAAGAGGCAAAGAACGCCTACGACCAAATGGCCCTAGAAGTGCACGGGACCTTTGCAAAAGTGGACTAAAAAATATGGCTTGATCCACCGACCCTAAACTGTTATAATTACCCCGGATCGCCAAATTTGGGATCATCTAAGGGAAATTTTATGAACTTTTTAAAGTGGCTACAAACAGCCTTTCAACCGCACTATCGTGACGAGATATATAGTTACTTGTCACAAAGCACCGACCTTTGCGACTTAGAACGTCGTATGAACTTCATACAGCGCAGGGGTTATCTATGAAAATCATTAACTATATCTGGGATGTGTTAGTAGACTATTCAGAGGAACTTTACCGTTTCCGTCAACGTTACTACAAAACATCACTCTTTGATCGCTATATCTGAAAGGATCAACTATGAAAAACACTGTATTAGACCCGTTGTACCAGACCATGATTGGTTTTGAAAACATGTTAAATCGTGCAACTTCCACTTACCCCCCGTACAATTTATACAAAGAAGATGATTGTTACGTTATCGAAATTGCGGTAAGTGGCTGGGATCGTCGTGAATTAGACGTTTCAATGACTGGTACCACCCTAACAATCAAGGGTACCAAAGAACAAGAGCCCGACAACCGCCAATACCTGGTACGTGGTTTAGCCCACCGTAGTTGGACCAAGACCTGGACCCTAGAACCCGACATCTCCGTGTCAAGTGTAGAACTGGAAGATGGAGTGCTGTACATTGAGCTGACCCAGACTCAAAAGAGTACCACTCGTAAGATAGATATCAAGTAAGGAACCCAATGCTACCAGCCGCCCACCCTGCAGAAACTCTGCAAATAGATCCAGAGGGTCTTGAAATCGCCAACTGCTACTTACAAACTCAGAGCTTATCCAAAGTTGCTGAAGACTTAGGCATTTCTACCGAGCTGGTAGCAACTCAACTAAACCGCCGCGAGGTCAAAGCCTATATCGATCAAGTCTTCAAAGATGTAGGCTTCAACAACCGCTTTAAAATGCGTAAAGCGATGGATATGTTGATTTCAAAGAAGTTTCAGGAATTGGACGAGGCGGGCGTTGGGTCGTCGAAGGATATCGCAGATCTTTTAGCATTGAGCCACAAAATGACCATGGAACAGTTAGACAGAGAAATTCAACTGGAGAAAGTACGTGCGTCCAATATTAAAAGTCAAGTCAATGTTCAAATCAATGATGGTGGTTCATCTGGCTCAAATTATGGCTCCCTATTAGAAAAGTTGTTGAAGAGCAATGCTTAAGATCTCTCGAAGCGACATTGACCAGTTCAATATTACTGACTATCCGGGCGATAGCCGCTTTATCAAATTGCCGATCGCCAACTACCTCAAGTTAGCCACTGTTGGTGGATCACCCATCTACGACAATTTAAACTGTCCACAGATTGCCCTCATCAACGCTGTCAACTCACCCAACTACCGCTTTATCTGCGCTGCACTATCACGCCGTTTGGGTAAGACCTTTATTGCCAACGTGATCGGGCAGTTGGTGGTGTTGATACCAGGTTGTAATGTCCTCATCATGAGTCCTAACTACAACCTTTCGACGATCAGTTTTGACCTACAACGTGGGTTTATTAAACAGTTTGATTTGGAAGTTACCAAAGACAACGTAAAAGACAAGGTCATCGAGTTGAGCAACGGCAGTACTATTCGTATGGGTAGTATTACAACTGTGGATAGCAGCGTGGGTCGTAGTTACAATCTAATCATCTTTGACGAAGCTGCACTGGGTGATGGTGGCGAAGAGGCTTTCAATGTCTCCTTACGCCCTACCCTAGACCGCCCTGGATCAAAGGCCATCTTTATTTCAACGCCTCGCGGCAAACACAACTGGTTTAGTAAGTTTTGGGAGCGTGGATGGAGTGATAGTTACCCTCAGTGGGTGAGTTTGCAGGCCGACTATCTAGAAAACGACCGCATGTTGGAGAGCGACGTTGAAGAAGCTCGCAGGTCTATGTCGAAGGCCGAGTTTGAGCAGGAGTACATGGCCTCATTCAACGTGTTCGAGGGTCAGATTTACTCATTGAGTGAGTCACTGATTGTGGAGTTTGAACACAGTGATGGTGTGGAGTATCTGGCAGGAATCGACCCAGGCTACCGCGATCCCACTGCCATGGTTGTATTGGCATACGATCCCAAGGGTGATACATTCCATGTAGTCGACGAGTACTTGGAGGCAGAAGCTACTACAGCCAAACATGCTGAGGCTTTCCACAAGTTGATTGATCGCTGGGGCATGAACAGTGGCATCTTTATCGACTCAGCTGCAGCGCAGTTTGCAGGCGACCTTGCCTACAGCTACGATATCTCAACCATCAAAGCCAAAAAGCAGGTGTTAGAAGGCATTGCATATGTACAGACCCTAGTGGAACAGGGTCGCATCAAGGTTGCTCCTCATTGCAAGCATACTTTAGAAATGTTTGATCAATACCAATGGGATAACCGCGATACGTTGACGCGTGAAAAGCCTGTACACAGCAAAGTGAGTCACATAGCTGATGCACTTCGATACGCTGTTTATACCTACACAATCTAGGAGGTTAAAGGGTGAAAACTACCAGGACCAAAAAAGGTTTTGACAATGTGATGCCTACGTGCTATAATAACGGTAATTTGTAGTAGCACCATGGCAAAAAATACGAACAAACGAATTCCTGTCAAGTGGATTCGTGATCGCGCCAAAAGTGCTTATGACAAGAAAGGTTGTTGCTATATTTGTAACACCGATCAAGACCTAGAGCTACATCATACGCATTCAGTGACACTCTTGTTAGAACGTTGGATTGAAAAAACGGGTCGTGACTTTTCCAGTGACGAAGCCGTACTGTCAAACCGGGACGAGTTTATCGAACACCACCGCAAGGAAATATATGATGACGTCTACACACTGTGCAACCGTCACCATGTAGCTTTACACGGAGTGTACGGTAAAGCGCCACCACTCTCAACGGCCACCAAGCAGAACCACTGGATAGAAACTCAAAAGGCTAAGATGCTATTACCTCGTGACGAAAAGCCAAAGGTGACTGGTAGTTTTAGCGACTTTTATTGAGGTGAATATGGGCTGGATAACAAATGCAAAGAACTGGGTAGTGGAGAAGATGAATCCTGCCCAGTATGTGATCAGTCGTGATGAGGGCATCAACGTAGGCACAGATGCTGTGCTGACTTACCTTCAAGCATACAATAAATTAGAAACTGTAAACCGCGGAGTTAACATGATTGTTAGCGCCTGCAGCTCCCTAGATTACGACGTTAAAGATTCAAAAGCAGATCCTGTTGTAGGCGGTATGAGACAAAAGAGTTTAGTTAAATTGTTAAACTATACTCCAAATCCCTACCAGAGTGCACAAGACTTTCGTACAAATATCTTTACTGACTTCATATTAGAAGGAAACATCTTTATCTACTGGGACGGTGCTCATATGTACCACCTGCCTGCCAGTAACGTAGAGATTGATACAGATCCCAAGACCTACGTAAAGAGTTACACATACAACCGTGAAGTAAAGTTCCGTCCAGACGAAGTAATCCACATCAAGGAATTGAGCAGCTTGTCAATCTATCGCGGTACTAGCCGGTTAGCTTCGGCCGACCGCAATATCAAGATTCTCTACAAGATGCAAACGTTCCAGGAACAGTTCTTTGAGAACGGGGCTGTAATGGGCTTGATCTTGACCTCAGAGAATACTCTGTCACAGCAAGCCAAAGAACGAACAATCCAAAACTGGAGAACCCAATACTCACCCAAGAACGGTGCCAAAAAGCCCATGATCTTGGATAGTGGATTAAAGCCCTGGGGCGAGTTCTCCGACTCATTCAAAGACATGGATTTTGACAATTCTATCAAAACCCACGACACAAAGATTCTCAAGAGCTTGGGTGTTCCACCCATTCTATTAGACGGCGGTAACAACGCAAACATTGCACCTAACCTGAGACTGTTTTACTTGGAAACTGTGATCCCAATAGTAACACGGTACGTCAGTGCAATGGAAAGATTTTTTGGATATGACGTTGAGGCTGTAACTTCAACAGTATCCGCACTGCAGCCCGAATTGAAAGATGTGGCTGCTTACTATACCACTCTGGTCAACGGCGGAGTAATTTCTCCAAATGAGGCCCGAGAGGAACTACGATATGGAAAGATTGTTGGTCATGACGACCTTCGCGTACCTGCAAATATTGCTGGTAGCGCAGCTAATCCTAGCGTAGGAGGAGCGCCTAAAAAGCCTCCGCAAAATTGAGGTAAGGAGCCTATGAAAGATAAAGTACTACATTTAAATAGTGCTTTTTCCGTCAAAGCTGCAGACAGCGCCGATAGTTCAATCTACATCGAAGGGTACGCCAGTACTGTAGACGTAGATCGTCATGGTGATGTTGTTCCCAGTACTGTCTGGGAAAAAGGAATGCAGAACTACCTGAAGAATCCGGTCATTCTGGCCTACCACGATCACAACAATCCGATCGGACGTATGACAGAACACAAGACGGACGGCACAGGATTGTGGATAAAAGCAAGAATTTCAACGGCTGCAAAGCAATTCCAACTTATTAAAGACGGAGTTCTTACAGCTTTCTCTATCGGCTTCAGGGTGTTGGATGCTGAGT